TGCCGTATCCCTACGGCCATGTCGCGCAGAACCTGCACCGGCAGAACCACGCCACCGTGATGTCGCCAGAGGGCTGGGACATCTTCAAGAACACCAAGCCGGCGTCGTTCTCGCAGAACCTGCAGGGCAACCTCGTGCCGGGCACGATGGACACGCACGCCTTCCGCAACATCGGCATGCGCACGCGCGATCCGCGGTTCTTGGAGACGTCGGTGTCGGCCAAGTACAAGCAGGGCACCGACCCGACCAAGGACACGATTGTCAATCGCTACGGCGAGCGCGACGGCGACACGGTCAGCTTCCGGCCGCAGCAGCTGCACGAAGCCGGCAGGCTCAAGATCAAGGATGCACTGCAGATCCCATACTTCTGGGTCGCCAAGCCGCGTGCCAACGAGTATGGCGCCGCCGAGAAGCTCTACAGCGAGATCGGCCGCGACTTCAAACTGCCGACCGCCGACGTGCAGGGCGCGGCCTGGGCCGGTGCTGGCGGGCTGACCGGGCTGGGGACGGTGCCGACGCACACCTTCCCGCAGCTGCTCAACGAACGAATACTGTACACCGCACGCATCCGCGGCGAGGATCCAGCCAAGACGCTGTCCGACTTCATCCGCAAGAAGGCGCCGCTGCTCAGTGTCGGTGGCGCTGCCGCCGGTACTGGTGCAATAATGGGCGGCGTCGCGGATCCAAGCAGCTACTCGAATGAACTAACCCAGTGAGGAGAGCCAGATGGCCCAGAGCGCATTGACCGTGACGCCGCCAAGCCCGACGCCGCCGACCAACATGTCGTTCACCGGCGCGACGCCGCCGAACGTCCCCAACTACACGAAGAACACCTACAACGACCCGAAGAACTGGTCGTCTGTGAACCCCAAGGATTTCCCGCCACCGTTCTTCGACGATGGCGCTGCCGGTGCGTTGACCGCGTTCGCCGCCAACACGGCCGCCTTGGCCTCGGGATCAGGAGCAACCGCCGGCGGCACCGAAGGCACCTACCCTGGCGCCGGCGGCGTGACGCCGCCCAACGTCAACTTCAACGGCGCTGTGCCGGCCTCGACCAGCGTCCCGCATGAGGGCGCCGGCACCGAGGTGGTGGTCACCGCGCCAGGATCCAGGGTCGAGTGCCCCACGGTGATGGTGTCCGACCTGGGCAGCTACACCAACAACCCGAACCAGCAGCACGCCAGCTCGCTGTCGCCGGCGACCAACCCGGCGCTGACCTCGATCACGCCCGGCTCGACCGTGTCCGGCGTCGGCGCAACTACTCTCGGCGCGACCGGAACCAACTTCACCAAGCAGAGCGTTATCTATGTGAACGGCGTAGCGCAGACGACCACGTTCAACTCTGCAACCTCGCTGACCGCGCCCGCGGTGACGAAGAAAACCTCCGCGGGGCCGTGGCCTGTGGTCGTCATCACCGGCGGCGTCGTCACCACGGCGCCGCAGACATGGACGTTTACATGACCACGCAGCGACAAGAGCAGACCGGCCGGCCCGAGCCGCGCCGCAACTACGACGAGGACGGCGCCAAGCGCGTCGCTGCCGATCGAGCAGGGGGCGACAACCGCCTGCTGGTCGATCGGCCGTTCGACTTCATCGAGCACACCAAGCCCGAGGACCGGCTGCCGGCCGACATCAGTCGCGGCCAGATCACCCGCGACAACGTCAACCCGAACATCCCGAGCGCCGAGCCTGGGCACGGGCCGATCGTCGACCCGGCTACGCTCGGCATGGAGCACGGCGTCGCCGGCGCCGCGGTGCCGAAGATCCCGACGCCGGGTGCGCCCGACCAGCACGCAGCGCCGATCGAGGGCATGGGCAGCCTCGCCAGCATCAACGAGCCGCCTGGCTCGACGCTCGGCAGCAACATGAACCCGGACGGCACGCCGATCGGTGGTGGCGGTGGCGGCGAAGAGCTGCCGGCGCTCGCGCTGACCGACATCAGCCCCGACAGCGTGCCGGCGCAGGCTGATGGGCTTGGCACCTTTGAGTTGACCGCGACCGGCGGCGGCTTCGACGCCGACAGCGTGATCGTGTTCAACGACGAGGATATGGAGACGGTGCTCGTCTCCGAGACGGTGCTGACGGCCAACATCCCGACCGCGATCGCGGCCGCGACGGTCGACGTCGAGGTCGCCCGCGGCGATGACCTGTCGGACGCGCTCGCCTTTGAGTTCACCGCCGTCGCCGGTGATGACGAGACGAGCAGCACGCAGCAGAAGCGCGAGAAGAAGCCGCCGGTGCGCAAGCCGAGCAAGGGCAAGCGGCCGGCCGACAAGCGCAAGGGCAAGTCCAAGCGCTGAGCGGCGCAAAGGCGGGGGGCAGGCGATGGGTATGCCGGTTGTGACCGTGGTTGCGGGCGGCATACCTGTCACCGAGGTGACCAGCGGCGGTGCGCCGGTCACCGAGGCCACCAACAAGTACGGCACGCCGGTGACCAAGGTCGCCGCCGGCGGCTGGCCGGTGAACTACGGCGGCAGCGGCGGTGGCGGCGGCGCACCAGCGTGGACGCCGGCCGATCTGGGCGCGGCGTTGAAGGGCTGGTGGAAGGCCGATGTCGGCGTGACGTTGAGTGGCGCGAACGTCACGGCGGTGGCTGATCAGAGCGGCAATGGCAAGACGCTGACCAACTCAGGCGTCGTGCCGTTCAGCGCGACCGGGTTCAACGGCAAGCCCACGTTCAACTTTGTTGCGGCCAATAATGCCGGTCTGCAAAACCTTAGCTTCACCGGGCTTGGCACAGGCGTGACAGGTTCGGTGTTCATCGTTGGACAGTTCAGTCCATTGGCTAATGGCGCTTACGGCAGGGCGGTCAGCTTTGATGGTACCGGAGGTGGTGACACTGCAACCATTGCGAACGCTGCTTGGATATTTATCCCGGCAGGGACCAGCAACGTAGCGACATATCGCGCTGGGTTTTTGGGGACGTATCTTGCCGTTGTCTCGACCAACTACCGCATGGGTTCGATCTTCGACGGCGCTAACAATATCGTCTACGTCAACAATCTACCCAGCACGCCAGTGGCGTGCGCCGCTCCTTGGGGTAACACCACTGCCAAGTTCGGGATTGGAAACGGGTTTGCCGCATCGTTTGGCGGTTCTGCATGGGACGGCCCGATAAGCGAGATCATTGTCACCAACACCGCGTTGTCGCTGGCCGAGCGCAACTCGCTCGACGGCTATTTCACCGGCAAGTATGGCATCTGAGATGACGACGCTGATTGAGATCGAGCCGGGACGGTGGCGCGTGGCGCGTGAGCGGACGCCGCCGGCACGATCGCCATTGCCGTGCCCAAATCTGATCACAGACGAGATGCCGGCGATCGAGCAGGTCGACGGCCGCATGTACACTTCCAAGGCGGCGTTCCGCGCCGTGGGCCGGGCGCATGGCCTGACCGAGGTCGGCAACGAGCGGCCGGCGCCGAAGCAGCGATCGACCGATACCAAGCAAGTCAAAGCCCAGCGCCGTCACGCGCTGCAGAGGGCCGTCGAACGTGTCAGGGCGGGAACCGCCCGATAGGAGACGACCATGTCTGACGTGACAGTAGCGCCTGCTGCCTCACCGGCGCCGGCAGCGAACACCCCTGCGCCGGCTGCCGAGGTGGTGGTCAATCCGAACCCGACCCAGACGCCGACGCCGTCCACCAACACGCCGCCCGACAAGGCACCGGAGACGAGCAAGACGCCCGGCAGCCGGCGGGAGGCGATCCAGGCGGCGTTCGATCGGGCGCAGAAGGGCAAGGAGCCGGCCAAGCCGGCCGAGGCCAAGCGCGGCCACAACAACCCGCCGGACGACGAGCCAGAGCTGCCGCTCGACCTGAAGAAGCCGCCCAAGACCGAGCAGCCGCGCGAGCAGGGCCGGTTCGCCAGGGCGCCGGACGCCCAGGCGCCGGCCAATCAGAAGCCCGGCCAGCCCGGCCAGCAGCAGGCCCCTGGCCAACGTCAGCGGGCGCCGGTCGCCCGCCTGCCCGAGGGCACGCCGTACCGGGATCCGCCGCCGCGGGTCGCCGAGCACGCCAAGGCTGACTGGGCCGCGGCGCCCGAGACGGTGCGCGGTGAGTTTCACCGGCTGGCGCAGGAGACGGACAACATCCACCGCGCCTACCGCGGCGACTACGAGGCGATGGAAAGCATCCGGCCGTTCCAGCAGATGGCAGAGCAGCATGGCACCACGCTGCAGCGGGCGCTGACCAACTACACCTCGATGGAGCAGAAGCTGCGCACCGACGTGGTCGGCGGCCTCGACGTGATCGTCAACAACCTGAACCTGCGCACCGCGGAGGGCCAGAAGATCGGCCTGCGCGACATCGCCTACCACATCCTCAATCAGTCGCCCGAGCAGCACAAGCTGGTGCAGAACAGCAACGCCCAGACTGCCCAGTCGCACCAGATCGGGCAGCTGCATCAGGTGGTGCAGACCCTTGCGCAGAACTTCCAGCAGATGCAACATGCGCAGCAGTACGAGCGACAGTTCGTCCAGACCCGCAGTGCGGTCGACATCTTCGCCGACACGCATCCAAGGTTCGACGAGCTGGGGGAATTGATCGAGCAGGAGCTGACGCACGGCTACACGCTTGAAGAAGCGTATGCCCGTGCCGACCGACTGCAACCGCAAGACCCGACCCGAGCGGCTCAGACCCGCAACCCATCGGCTCAGACCCGGCAAGACAAGTCCATCTCAGGCGCACCAGAGAGCGGCCCCTCAAACGGGACGGTGCGCAAGAAGAACGAGAAGGACAAACCTAGCGGACGCCGAGATGCCATTGAGCGTGCCATCAAGCGCGTCAATGGCTGAGTTGCACATCTGAACCCCGGAGGGGCACATGCCCAATATCGCCACCGCAGCTGCATATCAGCAGGTGCTGTCGATGACGCTCGAAGAGCGCTCGTCGAGCTATCAAGATCTCGTCTCGAACAACAACGCGCTGCTCGCCGTGCTTCGCCGCAAGGGCGCGTGGCAAACCTACAGCGGGCCGCGCATCCGGCAGACGCTGCAGATCGGCAAGCAGGTCGCGCAATGGTACAGCGGCTATGACCAGCTGCTGAACCCGGCGATCGATCTGTTTAATGATGCGTACTACGACCCTAAGATGGTCGTCGTTCCCGTCATCCTGTCGATGCAGGAGATCCTCAATAACCAGGGCGACAGCCAGCTCATGGATGTCTACGACAGCTACATCGGCGCCGCCGAGAAGTCGCTGGAGGACACCATGGATGCCGCGCTGTATGGCGACGGCACCGCCAACGGTGGCAAGCAGCTGACCGGCCTCGCGACCGCGATCCCGATCGTCACCAACAGCGGCACCTACGGCGGCATCGACCGTAACAGCGCCGTGATCTGGCAGACCAAGACCTACGACGCACAGAGCATGGCGACGGCGATCGGCACGCAGGTCAACAGCACCACGGTGCGGCCGTTCCTGTCGTTCATCATGAACAAGCAGTCGCGTGGTCGCGACCACGCCGACCTGCTGATCATGTCGCCCGAGCACTACGCGGCGTATGACGCGGCGACCGTCGCGATCCAGCGGCAGACCAACGAGACGTCGATGGGCAAGCTGGGCTTCACCAGCCTGGAGTACATCGGCGGCGGCAAGCGGGCCGAGATCGTGCTCGACGGCGGGATCGGCAGCAACATGCCGGCCAACACCACCTTCGGCATCGACACCAGCTCGCTGAAGCTGCGCTACCACCCCGACCGCAACTTCGACAAGGTGTTCGACGGTGACGGCCAGATGCCGATCGACAAGGACGCGATCGCGCAGTTCATCGGCTGGATGGGTGAGCTGACGATGACCAACCCGATGTTCAACTGGAGGTTCTACGACAGCAACCCGGCTGCGTGACGCGACAGCCGAGTAGAGGAGCAGCCGCCCGCAGCCCTGTCTGCAAGCAGGGATCCCCCGTTTCATACCGCGGGCGGCTGTTCTGAATTGAAGTAACAACATGGAGTAGACAATGCCTGCGCCTCGCGACACCGACGCTGCGATCGTTGCCACCTTCCGCCACCACGCGCTGCCCAATGCCGCCGCGACCGCCAAGGCGGGCCGGCCGATGTTCGACGACATGGAGGTGGTCGACATCCGCTTCGCCGGATCCAGGGCGATGAGCACGTTCCCGGCCGCGGCCGTCTCGCACTGGGTGGACAGCCCCGAAGGTGGCGAGCAGTCCGCGATCACCTACGCCGAGCGCTTCCAGCGGCAGTACCGTCAATTCAAGGAGCAGACGAGCCAGACCAAGTCCGGCACGCCGCTGCAGTACGTTCCGTTCCTGACCGAGGCCCGCCGGGCCGAGCTGCGGGCGCTGAACATCTACACGGTCGAGGCGCTGGCCGCAGTTGACGGCCAGGAGCTGAAGAACCTCGGCATCAACGGCCGCGATCTGAAGAACAAGGCGCAGGAGTACATCCAGCAAAGCCTGACGCACGCACCCAACACGCAGCTGCAGGCCGAGCTGGACGCGCTGAAGGCCCGCAACGCGATCCTCGAAGAGGACACCAAGCTGCTGAAGTCGCGGCTGCCGGCCGGCGACGAGCCGGACGATCCGTTTGCCAACATGGATCTCGACCAGCTGCGCGAGTTCATCACCACGGCGACCGGCCACGCACCGCACGGCTCGCTCGGCCGCAAGGTGCTGGTGCGGATGGCATCCGAGGCTCAGAAGCGGGCGGCCTGACATGACGCTGCTGACGGTCACGCGAGAGGTCTGCGCGGCTGTCGGCGTCAGTCTGCCGACGTCGGTGTTCTCGGGCATCAACGCCAACCGCACGATGCAGGAGATGCTCGCGCTCGCCAACGAGATGGTGCAGCGGATCGGCTACGACACCCGCGACTGGACCGGCCTGACCGAGATCCAGACGTTTACCGGCAACGGCACGGTGACCGCCTTCCCTATGCCGGCCAACTTCAAGCGTATGCTCAAGACCTCGGAGGTGTGGCGGTCGGACTCGATGAGCGCACCGATGCGTTTCATCGCCGACCCCGACGAGTGGCTGCAGCGCCGTATGCGCGTCCACGCCGACACCAGGGGCGAGTGGACGATCCAGAAGAAGACCATGCTGATCTACCCGGCAATGGCCGCCGGCGTCACCGCCAACTTCATGTACCTGTCGCGCAACCTTGTGCAGCTCTCCAGCGGCGGTGGCGGCGTCGGCGACGTGTTCATGGCCGACAACGACACCGGCATCCTCGACGAGCGTATGCTCAAGCTGGGGATGATCTGGCAGTGGAAGGCCAACAAGGGCGCACCTTACGCCGAGGACATGGGCAGCTACAGCGATGCGCTGACCAACAACATGGGATCTGATCGGCCGGCGCCGACCTTCGTCGGCCATGCGCCGATCTCGGCCGCCGCCAAGGTTGCCATCCCGTGGCCTGCCAGCTGGGGGCCGCAACCATGAGCCAGCACATGGCGTTCCGGCGCCAGCCGGTGCCGCAGCAGGTGGCGCAACGGCATCAGGCGATGACGGTGCCGGCGCCGACCCGCGGCATCATCGAGAGCGAGAACTTCTCGTTCATGCAGCCGGGCGCTGCGATCATCTGCGACAACTGGGCGCCGACCATGCGCGGCGTCAAGCTGCGCGGCGGCCACATCCGCTGGTGCGTGCTGCCGGATCCGCTGCCGGTGCTGTCATCGTTCGAGTATGCCAGCGGCAACGTGCAGTACATGTTCGCCGCGCAGCAGACCAAGCTGTACGACGTCACCGCCGCGACGCCGGTGCTGGTCAAGGGTGGCCAGCTGTCCGGCAACTACAGCGCCGCCCAGCTCGCGACCGCGGCCGGCGACTTCCTCACCGCGGTCAACGACGCCGGCGACCCGCCGCTGCGGTTCAACGGTGCGACCTGGATCACCATCACCGACATCACCGGCGGCCCGCCCGGCCAGCATCTCGTCTACGTCTGGAAGTACCGCAACCGGCTGTTCTTCATCGGCCTCAACTCGATGGACGCTTGGTATCTCGGCATCGACAGCATCGGCGGTGCGCTGCAGAAGATACCGCTCTCGGGCGCCGCGACCAAAGGCGGCAAGCTGCTGTTCGGCGCCAGCTGGTCGATCGACGCCGGCGACGGCATCGACGACAAGTGCGTGTTCGCCACCGACCAGGGCGAGCTGCTGATCTTCACTGGCAGCAACCCAAGCGACCCGAACAACTGGCGCCAGGAGGGTCGCTACCAGATCCCGCCGCCGATGGGGATCAACGCCCACATCGCGCTCGGCGGCGATCTGCTGATCGCCACGGTCGACGGCATCGTGCCGGTCAGCGCCGCCATCACCAAGGACGCCGAGCAGCTCGACCTTGCGATGATCAGCCACAACATCCGCTCGCTGTGGCGCACCGAGGCGATCGCCAAGCGGACGTGGCAGTGGACGATGAAGCGCTGGGACGAGTACGGCGGCATGTTCGTCACATGGCCCGGCGGCACGCCCGGCAGCCAGTACTGCGCCATCGTCAACACCGGCACCGGCGCCTGGGCGCGGTTCACCGGCTGGGATGCGACCTGCTTCATCCGGCTACGCGGCGACATGTTCTTCGGCACCCAGGGCGGCGTCATCATGCAGGCCGACCGCACCGGCTACGACGACGGCCTGCCCTACGTTGCCAGCCTGCTCGGCGGCTGGGGCATGTTCGGCCAGCAGGCGCAGACCAAGACGTGGTCGCAGGCGCGTGCCTCGTTCGCCGCCCGCGCCGGCGAGCCGTTCCAGCCGCAGCTCGGCAGCTGCGTCGACTTCGTCATCGCCATGCCGCAGCCGCCCTCACCCGGCGTCGACCCTGGCATCCTCGACGTCTGGGACCAGGGCAAGTGGGGGCCGGACCTGGGCGGCCCGCCGCCGCCGGTGCCGACGCCGCCGCAGCGGGCGGCCTACGCGCAATGGGATCAACCGGCCGCCGGCAAGCCGGTGGTCCGCAACACCGGCTGGGTGTCGATCGGCTCGACCGGCTACAGCCACGCGCTGACCGTGCAGGTGACGGTCGCCCAGCAGGCCAAGCCGGACGTCGAGCTGATCGCGATCGACGCCTTGTTCTGGCCGGTCGGCACCGACGTGTAGGAGCACCCATGCCCGACGCACCCGTTCCAGTCCCACCCCAGTTCGCCGACCCGGCGGCGCCCGGCGGGCTGTTCGACACCTACAACGCGCAGGGCGCGCTCGGCGGCATGTTCGCGCCGGCCTACATCCGCGGCCACACCCCGAGCGAGCAGGCGGTGGCGGCGTGGCAGCAGGATCGCCGGCCGGGCCAGGACATCATCGAGCAGTCGCGGATGCCGAACCTGTACGTCGACCCGGCCAGCAATCCGACGCTCGGCGGCGGCGACGTCTACGGCAACGGCATCAAGCAGAACCTGACCTTCGGCGACCCGCGCGGCATGGTCGACCCCGAGGCGCTGCGGGTCGCCGCGCAGGGCGGCAAGTACGATCTGGAAGGCCGCCGCAACGCGATCGCGGCGCGGCTCGCCGAGAACGCCCGGCTGCAGGCGCCGAAGAGTATCATGGGCGACGCCGGCGCCGGCGCCGCGACCGGCGGCTGGGGCAACCCGATGTCGCCGGACGAATACCGCCGCTACATCGGCGACTGGTCCGGTGGCGGCTACACCTGAGGTGACTGATGCTGCGCTATGTCTACGGCCAGGACCAGCTCGTCGCGCACGCAGTGGCGCAGCTGATCCCGCACGTCGGCTCTCTGGGCTTCGGCGTCAACGCCAAGGCGATCGGCATCATCGATGAAGAGGGCCGGCTGATCGGTGGCCTTGTCTATCACAACTACGACCCCTACGCCGAGATCATCGAGATCTCCGGCGCCGCCACGCATCCGCGCTGGCTGACCCGCGGCACGATCGCCCGCATGTACCAGTACCCGTTCATCACCTGCGGCTGCCAGATGGTGTTCCAGCGCACGCCGGCCGACGACGAGCGGCTGCTCGGCCAGCTCGCCGCCTACGACTACAGCTTCGTCAATGTGCCGCGCATGTTCGGTCGCGAGCGCGACGGCGTGCTCTGCACGCTGACGGTCGAGGACTGGGCCAACAATCGCTTCAACAAGCGGCTCAAGCACCATCAGATCGAGATGGACGCGCCGCAACAGGAGGCTGCCTGATGCCGATCTATAGTGCCGGTGGACCGGCGATGAGCGGCGGTGGTGGCGGTGGCGGTGCCAGCGTCAACAACGTGCGCGATGCGATCACCCAGGCCCTGATGAACGTGCAGAACCCGCAGCCCCGGACGCAGATGCCGCCCGGTATGCCGGGCATGGGCGCACCGCCGCCGCCCGGCGGGATACCGGGCGCCGGCGGGCCGATGCAGCCAGGACAGATGCCGGGCATGGGCGGGCCGCCGCAGCAGCCGGGCATGGCGACACAGGCGCCACCGATGCCGGGCGCACCGCCTCCAGGCGGCGGCTTCGGCGGGCCGCCGCAGATGCAGCCGCCGATGTCCGGCGGCGCACCAGTGCCGCCGCCGCCGCGGGTGCCGAACTTCGTCGGCCAGCCGCCGGTCGATCCAACGGTCGGCACGCAGATGCCGACAGGGCCAGGACAACTGGGACGCTACTGACATGGGCAAGCCGGATCCTCCAGCTGCACCGAACCCGGTCGACACCGCACGCGCCTCGACGTCGACCAACGTCGCGACGTCGCTGGCCAATGCGTTCCTGAACAACACCAATCAGGTGACGCCGGAAGGCTCGCTGCGCTACGACGTCACCGGCAACTACAACTGGCTCGACCCGTACACCAATCTGAACGTCAACATCCCGACGTTCACGGCGACGCAGCTGCGCTCGCCGCAGTCGCAGGCGATCGAGGACCAGAACCAAGCGGCGAAGTACAAT